AATAGCTTGACGTGGTGTCTTAGCTCTAGACAGACCAGGAGCATATCTAGGATCAGTCATGAGGTTCAGGAAGTCCTTAGCAGACTCAAGAGGAGAAGCATAGTCCCTCCAATAGGAACCATTCTTCATCGTACCTTGACCAGGACGCGCCTTAATGTTAAAAACGTTATTCTTACCAGAGGTGTACTTACCCCATCCAGACTCCAATGCCCACATAGCTCCCATCACCTGAGGGAACTTAAACCCAGATGCATTACCAAGGGAAACAACATCAGCATAGCCACTGTTACCTGTACGTACAGTAGCAGGTGCATTACCACTACCAATGATAGTAGTATTAAGACGATCCTGAGTAGTAGGTTGTGCAAAGATAGCACGCAGTACAGGGTCATTGATCTGGTTTAGTTGATCCCTAAAACCAGGTTTAATCTGACCACTAAGACCTGCTGCTTTAAGTTGAGCATTAAGGATTTGAGTAGGGGTCATGCCAGGCATTGCCCTAGACAAATCAGTATAGATCTGAGGAATGGAGATCGGTTTACCGTTAGTGATGCGGTTATCAATATCCTTAAGGAGAGCAGGGCTAGCAAGAACCTCAGAGTTAATTACATTAGGATTAGAGCGTACCTTCTTAATAACCTCAGAAGAGTTAATAACATTAATAGTAGCTGGAGCACCAGGATGCTTACCAGGTGTAAATGCTGCGTAGAAGGCTTGTGTTTGACCTGTTTTTGCTTGAGAAGAGGCAATAACAGCAAAGGCACCTTTCTTAGTTTCAATAGCCGTTAGAACATCCAACCGTGCTTTAGCAGCAGCAGTGGCTGGTTCCATCGTCTTAGCGTATCGCTGAAAGGCTTGGTTGTACAACTTAAGTGCATAATCAGAAGCACCACGTAGACTATAGTGAGCACTACGATTAGTACTGTCACCAATCAAGTTTTGCTTAAGTGCATCAGTAAGTTCACCTTTAATGGTTTCTTGTTTAATGCCAGAATCAGAACGTCGCTGATCTAGCTGCTGAGCACGGTTACGCCATGTTTCACGTACCTCAACAGGTACACCAGCTTGATCGACATCATCAGCAGTAAGGGTACCTAACTCATACTGTTCACGGAACTGCTTATTCCAGAAGTCAGCATTTTGTTGTTCACCAGTAAAGGCTAGATGGGCCTGAAGACGATCAGTAGGGATACCATTAGCTTTAGCTTCTTTGATAATAGCAGTGAGAGTTTCTTCATTAGGGTTGTTGTTATTCACCCAATCAAGTAGTTGGTTCTCTTGCTTCTTATTCTCACGACGCTCTTGTGCTTCAATAAGTTGAAACTCAGACTCCTTATCCTTTTGTCGATTAGTGAGAAGCTCATCATACTCAGCCTTAAACCGATCCTTCATACTACCCTGATCGGTCATAGCATTAGACCAGATCTGCTCTACCTGTTGATCAGTAAAGAGAGTAGTATCAGAGGTGAGTTTAATGAGTTCATCCCTAGCACCCCTACGACCCAGTGGAGTAGCTCCATCTTCAGCGTAGGTGGTAGCAATCATATTGAATGCTTCCATAAAGGACTCACCAGTAGGATTCTCTACCAAAAGTCGCTTTGCTTGAGATCTAATATCATCTGACTTATTACGGATATCAGATTTCCTTGCCGACTCTACAAGACCACTGTATGCTTGATTAGCACGCTGTAGGGGCTCCATGATAGCCATTGGCTTGATTTCAAGGAGCCCATTCTCCTTAAGGAACTCACCAAGCAACTCAGGGGCAGCAGCAAGCCTTTGTTCAGCAGAACTAAGCCCACGTTCATCTAGTTTATTTTGAGCCCATGAAGGGTAGCCACTAAGGGCTTGCCTTGCATAGGCTTCCATCATACCTACATGAAGCGCTTTATTACTAGAAGCTAGGTTGCTAACAAGGTATGGGTTAGCATTACGTTGTTGGAGACCCCCAACAATTTGGTTAGTAGCTTCACCAGATGTTTTAAGCAGTGCTCTTGCTGTAAGGTGGTTCCTAAGTTCCTCTTGGGAGATCTGACCAGAAGCTACAAGGTATGCACCTTGAACCTTATCAGCTTCATCCTTTTGTTTACGGTACTCAGTAATACCGTCAGCAATAGTGGTGCTAAACTTAGCAAGGCTATCAAAGACAGCTGTTGCATTCTTACCACGTTGTAGTTCGCTTTGAATCAGTGTCTGTGCATTAATACCAACAGCTTTCTGACGATTCTCAGCAAGCTTTGATTCCCACTGATAATTTTGATCACGATCTCGTGCTTCAATGCTGAGCTTACGTTCAAGACCAGCACCATATTCGTCTCTAACCTGTTTAATTTCCCTACGGTTATCCTCCATACCACGTATGATACGGTTGTCTCGTTCTTGCATTCTAGCAAGACCTTCCGTAGGTGCTTTAATAGGATCGAAACCTATACTCCGGGCGTACCCTCTGTAACTTACTTGATCCATTTACACAAATGTAATGTTAATGTTATCAACTTAATGCTTTAACGATTGAGCTACTGTTATTACTAAGAAAACTAGCACCAGCTCCTAGCCATGCACCAGCAGAAGATGCAGCAGCACCTTTAATTGGTCTAGGACCGAAGTCAAACTTCTTAGGCTTACGTGGAGCAAGATACTCAGCACGTGGTGTAGTAAGAGGCTTAGGTGGTGTGGGAAGACGATCCGGCTTGAGCATACGATTAGCTTCTGCAGCAAGATCAGCACCGAACTTATCGTTAGCGATCTTACGTATAGCAGCAGCTGCATCAGCCTTAGCACTCAGCAGAGACTCAGCAAGAATTGCCTGGTTGCGGCCAAGAGCAGCAAACTCAGCTTGTTCAGCCTTGTCAGCACTCCTACCGACTTGTCCTTTAACAGCAGTAGCCCCTTCAGATTGAAGAGCCTTAATCACAATATCCTGATTCTGGAATGCCATCTCTTTCATAGCATCTTCCAGTTTACGGTACTCAGCTTCATTAGCAGAAGCTTGTGCCATCTTGTTGAAGGTAAGTTGCTGACCGTAGATCTGCTCAGACTTAGCGTATTGCTTCATCTGAGAAGCATATTCAGCTGCTTGAATCTTTAACTTAAAGTTCCAATCTTGTAGATTAGTAGCATCCTTATAAGCACCAAGTGTTTCCTCATTCTTTTTATTAAGCTCCCACTGCTTATTGCTATGCTTGTAGTCAGCTTTAATGCGTTGCTTACCAAACCGCCAACCCTGTAGGTCGTATTTATACTTAGCTTCAATGGCTGCATTCTGTGCATCAGCATCAGCTTGACCGGCTAGACCGCCAAGAATGGAGCTAATACCACCAATAGCTAGTCCAATAGGAAAAGCCATAATTAAGCCCTCCCGTAGAAGCCGCGTGAGTATCTACCTTCCCATTGCATAGACACAAGACTAACAGGGAACGGAGTATTAGAAGTTACTTTCATTGTATAGTTATCAGGTCTTTGATGAATGGGAACTTTATAAACATATGCATCACGGAATGGTACAGTGTTAGCTGTATAGAAATCAGCAATCTGTGCTCCACCAATACTAGACCACTCGGGCCTACTACGATCCCTGATGTTAAAATAGATATCACCACCAAGACCTGTATAGAATGCCATACGAGCTGTAGTAGTGACAGCAGTAAAGTCAACACCCTGTTGGCCCATGCTGTAGTAGTACCTAGGAAGTGTTATCTCCATATTGTACTCATACCCTACATAGATGTAGTTAGTAGATACATCACCAGGAATGTTGAAATAAGTACCACCACCATCAGATAAAAGAGTTGCTGTATTAGTGTAACCAGACTGTGTACCAGAACCACCAGCCTTCAATGTACCAACAACAAACTTAATTGTTCTAGATGTATTGAAATAAGTAGGGAGGTAGACCTTAGTTAGATCAGTTGTTTGGTTATAGCTAGGAGCAGTAGGAGGTGTTGGGGATACAATAGCAGCGTCCGTTACTTCACACCATGAGTCAAGTGATGGGTCTACAGCGTTACCAAGGATGTTAACAAGGCCACCTGTAGTAGCTGCTAACACTAGTTTATACTGAGTTGTTGTGTATCCCTCAGTACCACTAGTTAGTACATAAAGAACATCACTCTCAATGGCAGCATGAATGACATTAGAAGGTAGGTACCACTTAACCCAGGAGGCCATAGGACGCTCGTCTCCCTGCTCGTAGAAGCGGTGAAGGTACATATACCTTGAGGTCCTACCAGAGCCTACCCACAGGCCATTCTGGGCACTTCCTACGGCGTCTGTGATGGTACTAGGAATCCACTCAGGTACAACCTTAGTAGTTTCAGTTACAGTAGGTGTTTCTCGTTGACCACGAATAAAGATCTCAAATGCCCTAGCCCAACTTTGGTTCCTACTAACATAGAGGATAGTAGATCCAAGGTCAACAGGTTTCAAATAACGATCATACTCATAGTTAGCAATAGTACTGATAGTACAGTTAGAAGGAGTCCAAGCCCCATTCTCAGCTTCCATTAGAAACTGTTGACTGTCACTAAGCAGAAGAAGGCCCTGTGTAACTGGTACAACAGAACGTACAATAGCTGGTTTAATACTAGCACAACTAAGATCAATAGGATCTGAAGCAGTTAGTGTAGTAGCTGATTTATGGTAGAAGTTATAATAGTCACCAGCTTGAGACATGGAGACATTATCTTCAGTTAGGAAGCCAAGCCTATTGTTAAATAGGAAGATATCACTAATGGTGTTTCCTACAAAAGTAGGTTGACTATTAGAGTCTTCATCACCTACGCCACGGGGTTCCCAAATCAGTGTATCGCTATTGACTGTAACTGTAGCTGATCCGTCAATCTGAGTAGAGCCATCTAGGAATGTAGCCTTAAAGGTTAGGGGACTAGTACCAGTACGGATAAGAGCAACAGGCATTGTGTTTTCATTAAAGCCTGTACTAACATTAGGGGCGACAGTCTCTTCCCAATGACCCTTACCACTCGTACCATTGTCTGCTACAAACTTAAGATAGAAATCATCTAGAGCTGCTGATGCGTTATTAACTTTAACAACCTGATCATGGTAGCCTTGTTCAGGAAGTCTACTAAATGTATCAACAGAATCCTGAAAGACTCTGAGGTATTTACCATCAGGACCACCAAAGCCAGACACATTGGTATCAGAGCTAAATGTAAGGTAGATGGTATTATCAATAATTGTTTTAGTAGCAAAGCCACTAGTGATGGCATTGGAAATACCAGTCATTACTGTGCTGATAACTAAGCTACCAGAACTAGGAGAGGTATAGGTGAATGTAGAAGCACCAATAGTTACTGAATAAGTAATAGCGTTATCAACGGCAGTAACAACAATTGTTGCTTGACGCTTAGGGTTCCAAGTAGGAGCAGCTTTAGCAGTTACCGTCTTCTCTGTATTGAGAATGTAGGTGTAGTCGTTAATGGTAAGTGTCTTGATGCTTCTGTAATCAGCAGCAGTTAAATACGACTCAATAAAAGCTTGCTTACCAGTTGGGTAGGTGATGGCAGCAGTCTGCCCAGTCAACAAGTTCCATACACTAGTAACACCAGCACTCGATACACGAGCAATATACTTCTCAGTAGCACTTTGTAGTACACTAAACCATGCAGAGGTATCGGCAGTGTTAGCAGTTAAGCCAGACAACTTACCAAGGAATTTACCACCAGGACGCTTAAGCATACCAAGGGTGATATCAGGGTAGCAGTTAAGGGCTTCTTTCACTTGACCCAACAGCATCTTCTCATCAGCTTGTTGAGATACACCACCAATAAAGTTAGGAATACGTTGAGAGATTGCTGTCATCGTGCAAGAGCCTTAAATGGTTTATAGCTATTATAGAACCCATCTCCCTGCCTAAACCCAAACATCGTGTAATCACCTTCATTGCATTCATATTCAATGCAGTTAGCACGACGCCATGTTTCAAAAGAAGCAAGAGCTTGGGTAAGATTAACATCTCCAACAAGTCTAATAGCACAACGTGTAGCAGCTCGTGATGTCACATAGTCCTTAAAGACTTGAGGAAGATCCACAAAGTCATAATACCAGACTACATCAACGTCATACGTTTCAGCTGTATCCCAC